GCCAGCCCGAGACCGAGGACGATCTTCTCCCGAACATGACGGTCTGGACGGACAACGCGAACCCGAAGGCCTGGTACTACCTCGCCGTTCAGGAAGCGACCAACAGCCACTACTACAAGTTCAAGACGAACTCCAAGTATGAGAAGTGGACCGAGCTGCGCGAGACGCGTGACTGGACGCAGCTGGAAAAGTAAGTCAAAAATCCTCCACCCCCTATTGTAAAAGGAAGAACCGCTCTTGCGAGCGGTTCTTCCTTTTTTACGCCCGATGTCAAACGGGAGAAGCTTAAAAGTCATTGACAAAGCAGCCTGTTCTGTGTATCATATTAACATACTTATAAGATAGGATTTAGCAGCAAAGGAGATCACAATGACGACAATTTACGCGGATAACGCCGCGACGACCCAGATGAGCCGCGCAGCGATCGACGCCATGCTCCCCTATATGGAAACGATCTACGGCAACCCCTCGAGCCTGCACTCCGTCGGCCAGCAGGCGGCCGAGGCGCTGCTCAGCGCGCGTGACCGCATCGCCAAGTGCCTGAACGCCTCCCCGCGCGAGATCTACTTCACCTCCGGCGGCAGCGAGGCCGACAATCAGGCCATCATCTCCGCCGCGCGCCTCGGCGAGCGCAAGGGCAAAAAGCACATCATTTCGACCGCATTCGAGCACCACGCCATGCTGCACACGCTCCAAAAGCTCGAAAAAGAGGGCTTCACCGTCGAGCTGCTCCCCGTCGGCCCCATCGGCACCGTGACGGCGCAGCAGGTGAAAGACGCCATCCGCGAGGATACGTGCCTGGTTTCCGTCATGTACGCCAACAACGAGATCGGCTCCATCCTGCCGATCAGCAAGATCGGCGCAGTCTGTCGCGAGGCGGGCGTGCTGTTCCACACCGACGCTGTGCAGGCCGCGGGGCATCTGCCCATTGACGTCAAGGCGCAGAACATCGACCTGCTATCGCTCTCCGCGCACAAGTTCCACGGTCCGAAGGGCACCGGCGTGCTGTACGCCCGTCAGGGCGTCTTCCTGACGAACCTCATCGGGGGCGGCTCGCAGGAGCGCGGCAAGCGCGCGGGTACGGAGAACATCCCCGCCATCATGGGCATGGCTGCGGCGCTCGAAGACGCCTGCGCGCACCTCGACGAGAACGCAAAAAGGGTCAGCGCCCTGCGCGACCGCCTGATCGACGGCCTGTCCAAGATCCCGCACAGCGCGCTCAACGGCGATCCCGTGAATCGCTTGCCCGGCAACGTGAGCTTCTGCTTCGAGGGCGTCGAGGGCGAGAGCCTGCTGCTTCTGCTCGACGCAAAGGGCATCTGCGCGTCGTCCGGCAGCGCGTGCACATCCGGCTCGCTCGACCCAAGCCATGTGCTGCTGGCCATCGGTCGCCCGCATGACGTGGCGCACGGCTCGCTGCGCCTGAGCCTGTGCGAGTGGAACACCGACGAGGAAATCGACCGCATCCTCGAAGCCGTGCCCGAAGTCGTAGAATACCTGCGCGGCATGTCACCGCTGTGGAAGGACCTCGTCAGCGGCAAAAAGCCGTTCACTTTATAAGCACGCGGCAAAATAAGGCAAAACGATAAACGCGGCATCGCTTCTCACAGGGACATTCCCTGCGCCAAAGCGTGCCGCATGATGTGAGGAAATATGGATAAGGTACTCATTGCGATGAGCGGTGGTGTGGACTCGAGCGTCGCCGCATTTTTGATGAAGGAGCAGGGCTGCGAGTGCATCGGCGCGACGATGAAGCTCTTTCACAACGAGGACATCGGCGTCAGCCGCACGAAGACCTGCTGCTCGCTTGAAGACGTCGAGGACGCGCGTCTCGTCGCGCTGCGCCTCGGCATCCCCTACTATGTCTTCAACTTTTCAGACGACTTCAAGGGACAGGTCATCGACCGCTTCATCTCGTCCTACGAGCGCGGCGCGACGCCAAACCCCTGCATCGACTGCAACCGCTACCTGAAGTTTGAGCGTCTCTACGAGCGCGCCCGCATTTTAGGCTGCGACGCCATTGTGACCGGCCACTATGCGCGCATCGAGCAGGAAAACGGGCGGTGGCTGCTCAAAAAATCGCTCGATGAGAGCAAGGACCAGAGCTACGTGCTCTACTCGCTCACGCAGGATCAGCTGGCGCACACGCGCCTGCCGCTCGGCGCGATGCACAAGAGCGAGACGCGCCGCATCGCGGAGAAACAGGGCTTCTACAACGCCGACAAGCCGGACAGTCAGGACATCTGCTTCGTGCCGGACGGCGACTACGCTGGCTTTATCGCGCGCTATACGGGCCGCGACTGCCCCGCGGGTGACTTTGTCGATGAAAGCGGCCATGTACTCGGCCGACACAAGGGCATCGTGCACTACACCGTCGGCCAGCGCAAGGGCCTCGGCATCGCCGCGGACGCGCCGCTCTACGTCAAGCGCATCGACGCGGCAGAAAACCGCGTGGTGCTAAGCGGCAACGACGCGCTTTTTTCTCGTGAGCTGATGGCAAATGACTTCAACTGGATCGTCTACGACGTCCCACCGCGCGAGCTGCGCGCGACCGCGCGCGTGCGCTACCACCAGCGCGAGCAGGCGGCGACAGTCACGGTGTTCGAGGACGGGCACGTGCACCTCGTCTTCGACGAGCCGCAGCGCGCTATCACGCCGGGTCAGGCCGTCGTGCTGTACGATGGCGACACCGTGCTCGGTGGCGGCACGATTCTCTGATGATATTCTTCTCTTTCTCTCTTCCGCTCATCCCCTGAGCGGGCGCGGGGCGCAGGCATCTGCGCCCCGCGTTTTTATTCCCGCCCGCCGAAATATTCTCTTGTTGAACTGATAGCAAATTTGTATAATAGAGTCGACAAACTAAGAAAGGATGTGCCCTGATGGACCATATTCCCTCCTTTGAAATTACCACGTATGACTTTGCCGCCAAGCACTACAGTGACTGGATCTTCCCCTATGACTATCACTATCTCTACATTCTGGAAAACGGCAAGGACGCCTACATCGGGGAAACCAATGACATAAAGGTCCGCACCGGCGACCATCGAAAAAAGGCTGACTTTTGTCATCAATTTCATTTCCGCCGTATCCACGTGATCACCGGCATAGACATCACGGCAACGCCGGCCAAGCACTATGAAAACATGCTCATCAAGCTCATGGAGATCGACCAGAAGTTCCACGTGCGCAATACCGAGCCCGGTGTTCGGACGTTCTACCATAGCAAGAATGAATTTGAGTTAGGATTCGACCAGCTCTGGCAAAAACTTGCCGAAAAGGGACTTGTCAGCCACATGGAATTTAAGACGATCCTGAATTCTTCCGAATATAAGTACTCTCCCTTCACTCGCCTGACCCCTTTGCAGCAGGAAGCGCTTGAGAGCACGATCAACGCGCTGCATTGCAGCGACTCGCAAAAGCAGCGGGACGCCAAGCATACCCGTCCGATCCTCATTAAGGGCGACGCCGGAACCGGCAAAACTGTAGTCGCTGCATCTCTGTTTTATCACTTGAAGCAGGACCCCGCTTTTTCTGACAAAAAAGTATGCCTTGTCTATGCCAATCCCGCAACGCGCGAGGAGCTCAAAAGCGTTTTTCGCTGTATTCCCGGAAAGTATCAGGATGATATCATTGCCCCGATCCACGTCACCAAGAAGCACTATGACATCGTCATCTGCGACGAAGCGCAGCATTTGCGGCGCGACAAGAACCTTGGCGCATACGGAGCCCTTCTTCGCAAAAACAATGAACGCCTCGCTCTGCCCAAGGATAACAACGAACTGGACTGGCTGCTCGCCTATTCGGATTATCAGGTGCTTCTCTATGACAAAAAGCAGCTCTCCACTCCAATGGATCTTCCCGCAGCGGATTTTAACCGCCTTCTCGACGTCGAACACGGCGGTATACGTCCAGTGGCACTGCACGAGCAAATGCGCATCCGGGCAGGCAGCAGCTATGTGCCGTATATCTATGACGTTCTGTACCAGCGCGCCGAAACTCCCATTTCCTTTGAAAACTATGATTTTGGCCTATTCTCTTCTTTTCAGGATATGTTCCGTGTGCTCAACGAAAAGGATGAAATCTACGGCATGTGCCGTCTTTGCAGCGGCTACGCCTGGGAATGGACCTCTAAAAACGATCCCTCTCATCCCGACATCGTCCTCGATGGAACAGAGATCTGGTGGAACCGCCAGACCGGCAAATGGCTCCGCAATCCCGAAGCCAAGCTGGAAATGGGCAGCATTTATTCCCTCGTCGGTCTGGACTTGAACTACGCAGCCGTCGTGATCGGACCGGACCTGTATTATGACCGCGCCGATCAAAAAATCAAGGTCAACAAAAAGCACTACTTCGACAACAAAGTGAAAACCGGCGGTTCTGACTGTAGCGCGACAAGATTTTTGAGAAATAGAGACAGGATAGTTGAGAAAAAATCACCCATTCTTAGAAGCATTTCCGAGGCTCGCTCACTTGCGTCAACCGCCCCCCCAACAAGGGGAGCGGCCCACGCAAGAGGGCGGGCTTTTTTAGGCTCCGGGAGGAGCGGCTTTTGCCGCCCCTCCCTTTGCCTTTTGCCCTCTTGTGGGGGTTTACCCTTCCGGCTCCTCGTCCGGGCCTTCTGTGGGCTCCTGGGGCCCTTCCTGGGCCTTCACGGGCTCGGTGTACTTCGTCCAGCCATAGACGCCGGGCTCCCATACGTTCCCGTCGACGTCGGACGTCCACTTCTCGCCGTTGTGGGAAACCTTCGCGCCCTTGCTGTATGCGTCATGCGCCCCGAGGGGCTGCACCCAGTCGGGGAACTCCTCGAGAGGGTTGCCGATCTGTGTCCACATGGAGGGCGTCTCCGAGGGTTTTCGGTTCTGCCCGGCGTCGGCGACGTCATGGATGGAGCGGTAGAGCTTCCCCTCGCTCTGGACGATGTCACCCGCCTTGCCCCTCCAATTCTCATCCCAGGTGACAAAGAACTCGGGATATTTTGCGATGGAGGCGTCGTCGAGCTGCTGGGCCTGGGCCGCTTTGACAAACATGAGCTCGGCGACGGCCTGGGCGGACTCACTCCGCTTTTGAGCGTCCGAGATGGCCTTGATGGACTTCTTCGGTGTTAAATACTGCATCATTCGTATGCACCCCCAAACCCGGAGATCGAAACCTCTCCCTCATACCCCTCATTCTTCGTGATGGTGAAACGAACATCGACGCCCCACTTCTCGGCGGTCTTGGTCTCGTTCGTGAAGTTGAAAACTCGGTTGATCGCGACCTGCGCCGTGATGTCCTCCCAGGTCGGGGCCGCGTCAAACGCATTGTTACACGCTTCGACCTTTGCGACCGAGCCCTCAATCTTCCATGTGGGGGTGATGAGGATCTTCGTCGCCCGGGCGTCCGTCTCCTCGGGCTTTGCGAATTGGAACTTGATGACCGTCTCCTTCTTGGAGAAATTCCAGACTCTCACGCTCGTCGCGAAGTTGCCGTCCACGGCCTCCACGCGGAGCTGATGGGCCCCGTTGGTGAGGGTGAGCCACTTCTCCCGGGAGAGCTCGATCGTCTCCTCCTCGCCGAGCGTCGCTTGATAGCTGCGGATCTCCTGGTCGTCCACGAACTCCGTGACAACCACGTTGTCGCCCTCGACGTCGGTGACGGTGTAGGTCTCCGCAAAGCTGCCCGTCTGCTGCCCGAGGTCTTTGTCCTCGCCGGAGATGCTCGGGGCCGAGTTGGTGCGCTTGAAGGTGAGGCGGCGGTAGGACGTGCCGCCCTGCCCATCCGATGCCTCAATGACGAGATTGTTGACCGTATTGAGCCCCAGCGCGTAGAGCTTTTCCGAAGTGATGGAGATGGAGAGCTGCTCGCCCTTCGGGGCGTTGTTGAGGGTGCGGAGGGTCTCGTCGTTGAGCTTCTCGACGACTGTGACGGCGTCCCCGTCCGCGTCGTCGACGGTGTAGGTGTACGTGAAGCCGATGTTCTTGTCCCCGAGGTTGGTGTCTGCGCCGGAGATGACCGGGGCCGAGTTGACTCGGGTGAATGTCCATGTCCGGGTAGCCGTTCCGCCCTGGCCGTCCGTGACGACGACCTTGACCGTGTGCTGCCCGAGGGAGACTTCCTTGATGTTGATGGAGATCGTGTTTTTTGCTTTTCGCGTCGGGGCGAACGACTTCGTCGTTCGCCCATCAAGCGACTCCGTCGCCGTCAAGACGTCGCCGGAGTCGGCGTCGTCGACCGTGTACTCGATCGTGAAGTTTGTGTTCTTGTCTCCGAGATTTCTGTCACTGTCAGAGATCAGAGGGTCAGTGTTCAGGACTTCAAGGACGGGGCGGAAACCGAGGTACACGTGCCGACAGCCGGACGAGTACCAATCGAAGAGGCGGGCCGAGCAGTACCCACGGCTCACGCGGTTCGACGCGTCGCGTGCATAGACTTCCTGGCACCAGGAATACACGTAAAACCAATTCCAAAACTTGTTATGTGCGCTGTTGAAGTCGGTCGAGTTCTGGTTGTTATCCAGGTCGGAGGAGACCGGGGCCGGGAGGCCCGAGATGACCTCCTCGCGGGTGATGAACCTGTCCCACTCGTTATTAGTGGGCGTTCCGCCCGCGTAGGTGTCTCCGTTGCGGTAGTCGCTGCCGCCTGTGAGGACGCGGCACTTGTATTTTGCGCCGTCAATGGTGACGGTCTTGCCTGTGATATAGCCCTGTGAGTTGAGGTCGTCCCAGGAAACCGAGACCAGGATGACGCGGTCGCAAATGAGCAGCGTCTTGTCTCCGTCCTTGATTTTGACCCATTGGAGCTTGTTCGCGTCCGCGCTGGGGGTATCTCCGAAGGTGTAGTTCGCCATGCTGCCGGACATCGAGGGGATGTCGCCATAATCAGACGCGCCGGGCGGTGTGCTGTCGTTACGCCACGGCCTTGTAGGGCGCTTCAAGATCGCGCCGTTGTTGTAGAAGCCGCCGAGCTTGACGGTTCCGAGATATTGCGCCATAGGGGATCGCTCCTTCCGTTTTGATGAAGCGGTAGGGCGCGAATATCTTCTTCGCGAGATTGTAGGCACACGCCCAGCGAGCAAACCCGAGCCACGAGTTGACCGCTTGGACGACCGCCGAGCGCGTGAGCTTGCCTTCCCTCATCTTCCGAACCATCGCCTTGACGCGCCGCTTCTCCCTCCGTTTGGACTCGGTGCGGAGCATCATGTGGGTGGCCTTGATTTTGAAGCCGTAGGCGTTCACGCCCTGCCGCATATAGAAAACCTTTGTCTTTTTGTTGGTGTCAAGGTGTAGCCTCTCGCGGAGGAATACCTTGATTTTCGCCAGCCATTCCCGGGCGGTCTCCTTGTCCGGCGCAACGATGACGATGTCGTCCATGTACCGGGTGTAGAGCTTCGCGCCGAGAAAGCGGACGCAAAACTGATCGAGCTCGTTGAGGTAGATGTTCGCGAAGTCCTGGGAGCTGACATTCCCGAGAGGGATGCCCGTCTCGCCCTCCGGCGAGCTGTCGATCACTTTGCAAAGAAGCCGATAGAAGCGGAGGAGATCCTCGTAGGTCTCCGGGCGTTTCTTCTTGAGCTTCTTGAACCGCTTCGCAAGGATTTTCTTGAGCAGAGCGCGGTCGATGGAATAAAAGAACTTTCGGGCGTCGATCTTGATGATCGCCGCGTTGTCGCCCCATTTCATCCGGGCGCCCCTCATGTCGTGCTGCACCTTGAAAGCGGCACGGATCGGGCCTCTCCCGTACTGGCAAGCAAACGAGCCGTTGATGAACACGGGCCGGAACATGTTTTGTAGTTCCTCGTGGATGACGAGCTGCACCACCTTGTCCCGGAGCTGTGGAATGGAGAGGTCTCTCCGCTTCGGCTCCGTGATGACATTGAAGTGATACGGGCCCGGCGTGTACTTCGAGCTCTTGAGCTCCCGCCAGAGGTCGACGTTGTTCTTCTCCCGGAACAGGTCGTACTTGACGGCCTCCCGGGTGTACTTTCTTCGCCCTCTTAGGGCTTGCTTGTAGCCGCCCTTGATCCGCTCGTAGCCGACCGCCTCCTCATAGGGCGCAAGCGGCATGATCGGCGGGATCTGCGGGCGTTTTATATTCTGTGCGGTTTTAATAAATAAGGGGAATTTCGTCATTGTGGCATCCTTTCCTTTGGGAACGGCTTGGCACCTATGACGCGGGTTTATACCCACATTGTAGACTTGCCCTTGCCTCCCCATACAAGAGGGCGGGCTCGGGGTCGTCACTGTTTTTACGCCGTCTTGGACAAGGCGAAGGATTACCTCTCCCTTGAAGTATAACAAGGACACGCACTCGAAGCCGTAGCCGCGAATGACGTAAAAACCTACAAGGCGGGGCGGAAACCGAGGTTCACGTTCCGATTGCCGGACGAGTTCCAATTGAAGTTGCGGGCCGAGTTGTACCCACGGTTCACGCGGTTCGACGCCATACAGAGATAACCCTAAGTAGGTGCGGTTTACTTTTTATCGGTTGTTGATGAAGTGCTTTTGCAAGCCTCCAATAATGCGCCCCATTTCGTTGAGTTTGGTTTGCAGCTCGTGGATCTTCTTCTCCGTGATGTACTTCTGTGTCCGGGCGACCCCGAACAGCACGAGGAGGAGCGTCTTCTCGGCGTCCGCCTCATCCAGCCATTCAAGCCGCTTTTTGACGACGGTGAGGTTGTTCGCCATGACCGCCGCCCGGATGAGCCTAAAACACGATTGCTTGATTTCCTGCGACAAACTAAACTTTTCGGCCTGGGGGAAGTTCTTGAGCAAGGGGTAGACATCTCTCTCGAGGAAGATCTCAGCCTTCTTTTGCAGTATGGACGGTTCCAATGTAGCAGCACCTCGCATTTCTAATGCGGGCGATCTCGGTGATGTCCCCGAAGAACTCGAAGCCGTAGTCGGTGAGCTTTACCTTCGCGGGTTTTCCCGTGATGGAGCTGTGCCCCTCAATGACAAGGACGGCCTCCCCT